CCCTTGATCCATCTGGTGTTGGCGATCCAGCCTCCGCCGAAACTATTAAGGTATTTGATAACTCAGGAAACTTTGTATTATTTATATTCAATGCCACGAAGCCCGCTGCGAGTGCAGCTAGAATAGATGCTACGAACTATCACGTTGGTTGTTTGGGTAATGCTAATGTTTTTGATGCTGCCACGGGATTATTCAATGCTATTGATTTAGCTAAGACAAACGCAGAGCTTTTAGTGTCAGCCGTAGCGCCAACATCGCCATCGGGATTAGTAACTATTGTTGCTGATAATCCTGGCGCTGCAATAAATACAACCGCCGTTGGTGGCACAGGTATTGGCGTTGTAGCTACTCAAACACCTTATGCAGGTGGTGTTGATGCTGGTGTAAGAGATGGCGGCGAAAGACCCGAACCACGATCTCCTGGCTCTGCTTATACGAGACCTGCTTGGACTGCTGGTATCGAGCGTCGTTATGTTGATGGCGGGAACAAAGGAACTCTAGCACAGTCTCAATATCCTTTCTACAATACTTACGAAGACTTTTCTAAAGATATACGACTCGCAGCAAAGGACCACACAATCATACCAGAATATAGGGTAAGTGAACATATATCTGAGTATGAACAGCAAGGTTCGTTATTCTCGGTTGTGGCTTCTTCTCTTGAAATTACAGGTGCTAATAGTACAAACTTCAACGGTACAAACCCTCTCTTTTACGAGAGATTCTCTCAAACTGATGATATTGAGTTTTTAGAAGATTTCATGCCAACAAATGAGGGAGATAGAAATTATATCTTCAACAAGTACCCAAGACATTTTGAAATAAACTCGGAAGCAATAGTCAAGCTTCTTCCATATAATGGCTTCTATCCAGTAGATAGAACACTAGATTTGGCAACATTGTTCAGTTCTTCTTATGGTCCTAATGCCATAGTGACTGGTGGAGCAGCCGCTAATAAGGCTTCTTGGAGATCTGTCCTCAGACCTTTCTACTCGCCAGGTATTATGTACAACTCAATTAAGTCTGGTCTCGCTGTTGATTACCCAATAAGAAGATCAGGTAGAAATGATACTCAGTTCGAAACAGTGTCAGTGAGTGATCCTGATCCTTTGAAAGGTTGCCTAAGCGGTACATTGGCTGCAACCACCGAAGGGACGATCCCAGCAGGAAAGAGAAGAAATCTTTCAGATTTAGAAAGACAAAATCCTGATGTTAATAGATTCTATTGGGGAGATAGATTGCCTTTTGAAGCTATTCTTGATCCAGCAGAAGCACTAAGATCTGGATTCGAAAGACCAACAGTATTATCAGATATCAATAGTTTACTAGCACTTGACGCTAGTGGTTCCATCAGCATTAAGAGTTTGGATGATTCTTTGTACAAAAAGGCTGTCTCCAACTTTTTGGCTAATGTTCCCAGGTTCTTCCTAAAGAAAAAGGAAAACAAATACGGCTCAGATGGTCATCTAACAAAGTTTGTATCTCAATTTGGTTCTCCGCCAAAATCAGGTGGAGAGACAGATAGCCCTGTCAGAACTGTAAGTGTAGAGAAGGACTCTGCATATATGATGGAAATTGGCTTACTAAAGACTGAAGACTTTAACTTTTATAGTAATCCGTATGCTTTTGGGATTCCAACAGCTACAGGGTCAACAGGATGGGGAGCGCTTACCACAGCACAAACACCATCAGGATCTAACTGGCCTACTCATCGTGGCGAGTTCGCCCCTTATACTCCTCCGCATTATTATGGACCCTCTATTGTTAGAATCACATTTATGCCAACAGGTGACAAAACTGACTATACACTTGAAGAGATTATAAACAATGATCGAAACGAAGTATTTGTAAGTTTCTTGAATGAGAGCGGAAGTTATTATGATGTTGACTCTGGTTCTTTTGTGGACAGGGATGGTAACACAGTAACAACAACCCACAGTCCAGATTATGGTTGGAACCGTGCTTGGCAAAACCGAATGGATATCGATGCATCAATTAATATCGGTAACGAGTTCCCAATCGACTCAGGCGGAAAATATAAATCAGTTGATCCTAACAAGTGGGTGATTATGCCAAAATGGGAATGTCCAACTTTAGATTTTCCAAATAGAGATAGTGCAGCAGATATCTATGAGTTCTCTTCTTCTGTTGGTCCAGGATCCTACACGCAACAAACTCAAGGAATGTGGCACCAATATGGCGTGATGCCAAATAATAACCAGGGCTCTTATCTTTATATTAAGGATGTCTCAGAAGAAGAGTACGACTATGTTGCGATAGGTACAGCCCCTGTTACTAACACAGAGATAGCATATAAATATGTAAGCAAGGTTCCATCGTTTGTGTCGGATGCTAATAAGGTGGTAAGATCTCTCGCTGATCTTGTTGGTTTTGATCCAGATGAGATTATTCGAAAAGGCTTTGACCCAGGGAAAGCTAAGAGACTTGGTGAATTGGCAGAAACAGATGAAAAGTCTATTTCTGAAGCTATACTGGCTCTTCCTTTCTATATCGACAAAGAACAGAAGCCTAGACTTATAACTTTACAAGCCCCAGCAGACAAGCTCGGACCAAAGATTAAGAAGTTCAGAAAACAATTTACTAAGTTCTCTCTTCCACCATCATTGGCAACTAAGTTATTAGGTATGGTCCCTCGTGGTTATCCAGATATTCCTGACCTTATCAATCCTTTTGGCGGCGACGAATATGATTCAATCTTGACTGGCGAGGTTATGGGTAGAACTCCCGTTGTATATTTGATGGAGCATAAAGTAAATCTTACAAGACAAGATCTATCTGACATATGGCAAGGTATTATGCCTGATTTGTCAAAAGGTTTCTCTACAAGCCTTGCAGCAGTAGACCATTACATGCCTGGTGATAATGTAGAGGAAGAAACAACAAGATTCCCAGAAGTCCTCAGGCAACAGATAAACTTGGGAACTCAACGCAGCGGTCATCCACGTTATGATTTATTAGATATTGCTAAGTTTCCTGATAAACAAGGCCTCTTCCCTGATATTAAGTGGCTTGTGTTCAAAGTTAAAGAACGGGGTATAGGTGATTATTCTCAAATGATCGTAGAAGAAGTCGAAGGCGAAGCCGCTTTCACGTTTGATAGTGTTCGCCAATCACTCATAGGTGCAGGACTTTCAGAACAACAGGCTTCGGCATTGCTAACAAGTAGAGATGAGTTTTCTAAAAACATGTATATCTACAAGCACCGATTGTCTGACCCAACTTTCAACTGGCCTTATGATTATTGTTCCTTACTAGAGTTAGGAAAAATAAACACTAAGATAGGTTTCCGACCTGAACTTGATAGAGAGAACTCTGAGGCAGAAAGAGTTGCCCAAGAGATAGAAGAAGCAGTTGAAGATGGATTACCTGATGGTATTGGTGCCGGAGGTTTACCAGGACTACTTCCAGATGGCGGCTTATAAAACCTCTGCAAGGTGATATTTAGATTATGGTAAAGTTTTTCAACCAAAAAGAAGAAGTCATTAAGATTGAGCTAACACCTTATGGTAGGCAAAAGCTTTCAGAGGGAGAGTTTAATCCTTCGCATTACGCTTTTTATGATACAGGTATTTTGTATGATGGCGCTCATGGTGGAGTGTCTGAAACACAAAATCAAATAGTTAACAGAATTAAAAATAGTACACCTCATTTAAGACCAATAACTAAATTTACCACTTTGAGGAAATCAATGATTTCTTTATCAAGTGCAAATTATAAAAACTATTATACTCAACAGGAAGAATATTGTGCAAACTATAATAGATTCCTGGGGAAAAACAGTACTTTTTCTGATTTTGCACCTTCTTGGGAGATCGTTGTTTCGGAAAACAGTGACACAAAGTTCACAGGCACATTCCAATATAGGGCTAATAATACATTGCCAGAGGCAAGTGCTACATTAGATTTGACTTATTCTTTGCATCAAGATAATGACGCAACCCTTTATACTCTTGAAGAAAATAAAAATATATCTCTTGATATTTTAGAGTTGAATACATTTTTTAGTGTCAACGGAAATTTTGATCTTGAGGTGTTTAAGGTAGATCAAAAGGGAAATATGCAAGCATTGGGGTTCATCAATGATGAGTCTGCTAATGCTCAGGATCTCATAGATCAAATCGATCCTAATGTTTTATCAAATACTATAGAGGGGTCAAATCAACAAATATTAGACAATTTCCCAGTGTTGGACGATACATACGTGGAATATTATTTTGAAGTACTATTAGATCAAGAAGTACCAGGAGTACAGATGCCATCAAACTCCTCGATCTACAAGAGAAACATAGACAGAAACCCAGGGAATATATGTAAAGTTATTCAATCAAACAGAGAACATTTCCCAATAGTTCAGTGATATAGGATAAAAAATGTTATTAAGGTCAATAAAGAGTTTAGATTTTGGTTCGATCACTTTAGAGGTGTCTAGATCCAAAGAAGAAAATGCAAATGTCCAAAGGTTAGGCATAGTAAATGCTTCCTTTGTTCAGGCTACATCTGATATTGAAAACATGGACAAGGAACTCGAAGACCTAAGAGTAAGAATTGTTGCTTCTTATAGTAAAAAATCCTGTCAACTTATTGACTATGTTACACAGAGAACTAATGAATATCTTATAAATGAAAAAGAAAACAGTCAATTCAAGAGAGAAATACCAGCAAATAAATATGTGAAATCGCTAAGAAATGATTTAGGGAACGAATCATATGTCCTTAGCGAAGCTCAACCTTTTTCACCATATTCTGTAGAAAGATCGATTGTTCCACAAAAGTTTGTGAATAGTTTTTCTTCTTTAGATGTGCTGGATGGTACAATATACTACGATATTCCTTTGACCAATACATTGAAAAACTCAGATGGTGAGTTAGTAGTGAGAAGATCAGTCACTAGCACTGATCCAGCACGGATTGTCGGATATCCAGAATCTCAACTGGCTAATCAAGAGTGGAGCGAGATCCTTATTCGACTTTCTTCTAGAGTAAGTTCTCAGAATCTACAAAGAGTATATCTAGAGCCTGTTGTATTTGATTTTACTGGCTTAACTGAAGGTGACCTTGAACAACTAACTTTTTATATGTTTGTGTATGATTCAAATTTTGCAGATCCAGGGCAACAGTTTAATCTGTCTCAAATATCTCTTGTTACTGGTATGAGTTTTTCAAGGACCGCCAATGTTATTGGCGAGAGAACTTTTTGGTCTAGAATGGCTCCAGAGAATCCGTTCCCTACGATAGGTAAACTTTTACCTGATGGTGAATATCAAGACACAAGAGTTCTTCAAGCTCCTGAAGCAGAACTATTTCAAAGAATAGATATTAATCCTCAAAACGTTATGATCGAACGTGTTAATAGTATGTTTGATAGGGTCTACGGAAGACTCTCTAAATCAATACTTGACAGTAAACCAGAAATGAATAAGGTTGTCAAAAGAGACAACTTCTTTAGTGACTTGTGGGTAACAAAAGATAGTGATGAGAATAACAGATTTATGTTTGCATTTGATCTTGAGTCAAGCCTAATAGCAAACAGTTATTTTCCATTCTTATACCGCAGCCCTAATATATCAGATCAAATAATAAATAAGAAAGGTCTAATGGATAATCCAAATTCTGATCCTTCAAGAGTCCTAATGATGAATGTCAAGAGAAGGCTTGTAGATAGCGATGCCAGGATGCCTATTAATGACCTGGGAACTTCTGGAGGCAAAAAGCCACTAGGTCCAAGTTATACTTTCCCAGAGAAGGTTATTGGGGAGGCAACCCCGGTAAGTATTTATCTTAACCCTGATAATACTCGAAGCGTAGAAAACAAAACAATATTCTATGAGGGCAAGGATTCTATAAAGACGGGCTCAGAGGATAATCCTGGAAAATATGAGACACTGAACACAGATGTTGTTTATGGTGCTGAGTACGTTGTATACGATGCGGCTCCTATTTTTATGAGAAATATGATAAAATTTCTTACAGATAAAAAATCATTAGTAACACAAGTGTTTGATAATATTGTTAACTCTGTCCCCTCAAACGCAGGGTACCAAGGTGGAGTTGTAAATGATGGTAGAGATTTATATAATCCTGCAACTCTCGCTCTAAATGTTCCACTTTCTAATATAAAGGGAATCCTCGATGGAAGAGTTCAGATATATGAAACAGTTCTCTTAGATGCACTGTCAGAATATCAACAAGTCTTAGACGATCTGGTCCCATTTGAATTTGAGGCGGGTCGGATAAATATTAGAGCTTTTTATGAAAACGAGTTCCAAAAGAATGGCGGCTTGATTGATCCTCTAGTTATAAAAGATATAGAAAAGCTAATGGACATCGGCATCCAGATGATATATCGTAAGTTAACTGAAATATTCCCAAATGATCCTATGGGGCGAGGTCTAGATATTAGCCAGACTTCAAACTTAGAAAGAAGGGGTTTTTGCCAAAGAAAACTGCCGCTAGTTCGAGGAGAGCATTATTTCGATCCAGCGAAAACTGAGGGTGAGAGTTTCGGTCTTGGTTATGATTTTATATTCCAAAGAGAGCCTGATGGTGGACTTTTGAATGGTTTATCGAGAATATCTACAGATGGGTATATAAACAGATTGAACTCTGAATTCAGAAAATACTTTCTATCAAACAGTATTCCTTCAGAGCAAGTAATCCCAATGGATAGTTTTATACCCTCTTCATATTCTTACTTCGCACCCAGAGTTATCAGAACTCCTGGGAGAGAAGACTTTAATCAAATCAGTACTGATGGCATTAGACCTATCATCAGATATAATCTAAACAAATATGGTCAAATATTTTCGGATATAATAAACCTAAAGTATTTTGCCGAGAATCGCCAAACAAACCCATCAGTTGTTGGTATCAATCAATCACAAACTGAAAACAACGAACTTTATGATTCTGTTATGAAAGCTTTAGAGGAACAGTATGGTGTTGAGATAGATTTTAATATAAAGCCGCAATATAATCCACCAACAATAATCACTGGTGATACACCGCCTACTGTCGGCGAAGATTTTTCAAGATCATCAATTTTTATTTTTAGGAACGGACCTTTGGCTATACCGTCAATTATCGGCGGCGAGAATAACACAGATCCTAGTATTTTAACTTTTATTGATAGTGTTGATGATACTTTGTCACAAACAGATCCGAATAGATCAAAGGGATCTTTCGATAAAGAAAATACTACAAGACTACAAGAAGAGAGACCAATTAAACTTCCGTTTGCTATTTTGGGAGAGTTGACTATAGATAAAGTTCTTGATTTCTCAACAGACTATGAGGATAAAGAATTCAATTCTTTGAGACAATTTGTTAATATAACAAACCTTACAGAAGACACCCTACAAAATAAAATAAAAAATACTTTCCTAAGTAATTTACCTAATCAAATAAAGAGTGCCATAATAATATCAACAACAGAGAATAGTTTGGATTTTGGTTCTGGGGTTGTGTCCTATGATGCTACTCGTCCTGTCCTAAAGGATCAGGATGCTGGAGAAGATGATCATTTGATTAGTTTTTCTGATAATAATGCGGCTGAGCCACCTTACCTTAAAACATATGACCCAATGAAGATATATGCTAAGTTTATGGCTTTTTGGATGAACTACAAAAACATAGCCGTTGTAGAATATCTTGATAGTTTTGGAAATTTATCTGACAATCCCGATTTTTACACTGAAACATTTGAACTTGGTCAGATAGATGAATCCATTGTTGATAGAACTAAACTCCCCAGGTGGAGAAGAATAACCCCTGGAGCAATCGATGACGCCACTCAAAAATTTCAAAAGAACCTTCTTTGTCGTGTTAGGATGATGTCACCTACGGATTATAGAAAAATCCTTGGCGATTATAAAGATCAAGACCTTGACTTATTGAGTAAATATTTTGAACAAAAACAAGAAATAGAGATACCATTGTACAACAAATATTTCTTGCTTGGGCTCGAAGAAGAGGAAGAGGACCAACCAGAAGAAACCCCCGAAAAATACCCAGAGGGTCTTTTTGATGAGCCCGAGGTAACAGAGGAATCCGCTCAGTCCGCCGCTATGATTACTATGGTTGGAATGGGATATGGAGGAGAATAGATGACATATAAGAGAAAAATACAGTTATCAACACCAATTGATTCTCAAAAATATGATCCTTTCAAGAGATATTATGTAGCCGCCGGGTTTGTCAAGCCAGTACGAGAAGACTCATCTTTGCATGCTGTCAAGACAGAAGCTGGGAGTAAAGTTTCTTGGTCACTCGGTGGTTATCAACAAGACAACCAAGATGCAGCAAAGATTCCAACTCAGAAGCAAATGGACGACTGGGTTCTTGCTCATAAATCTGATTTACAAGATGAGGCAGAGGCTCTTGATAATGAGTATTTGGCAATAGCTCCTGATGGTGAATCTATCATAAGTTTGCCAAAAGTATTACAGCAACTAAGAATCAATACAGTTGATAAGGTAATGAGAACCCAGGCAGATGCTGTCAAAACATTCCTCACTCCTGTCAGGCTTTACAATGAGGATGGAAACATCTCAGAGGATGCTCGTCCATTTCTAGAAACAATAGCAAGACTTTCAGATACACAGGGTCCTCTGTATGAAAGAGTGACTGCTATCTTAAATAGAGAACCAATCCCAGGTCTAGAAGATGATCTTGGGGATATCTTTGATTTCTCAACTTTGTACTTGTATGCTGGAGTTGGCACTGAAGCAGTTCAAGATAAGTTGGCTGTCTTTGAAGCAGTTAGGCAGCAGCTTGGGATGGAAAGAATAAAAAGAATACTAAGCTTTGTACCACAAGAACAAAGAACAACTTACGAACTCCTTCAGGTATTAGAAGACACTCCTTATGTGTCAAGATCTGACATTTACCCTTTTTTAGAACAGAATGCTGGACTGGCAAATGATGAGGGAGTATCTGAGGTTGACCCTGAGTATAACTCATTCAATGATAAATATGAACAAGCAATAAGTGCTAGCAGCGTTATTGAAACAACTCAGCCTAATATTTATCTGTATGATTTATATACTTCCGCCGATATTGATGACGAAGGTCGCCGTGTTGCTGGTTCTTGGCAAGGTGACCCTTCATTATCCAATGTTGTGCAGCTAAAATATGGAACATCTGTGACGTTAGACGGGAACATAGAACAAGGTCAAGGGGTATTGAATGATAGAAGCCTATCAGATTATTTAGATGTTTTTTCGAAAGAACTAGAATGCAATCTTACAGATGATCAAAAAATAAAGATTGACAATCTTTTGAAAAAAGTTATCATCCCTAGTACAGACAGTCAGATGTTGGGAAAGATCAATGATAAGAAGCGATCTTTCCCAATGTATATTGGAATATCATTCTCATCAGATGATATCGGCTCTATAGGTCAGATCATACAAAATAATAACACAAGTACGACTGTCCTTGATTATCTTACCCAAGAAAATGGGCAAACAAAGCAATACAATGTAAAGTCTGACCTTTTTATTGGCAATGAATACTCTGATAGGTCAAATGAAAATGAATATATAGCTAGTTTATATAATCTTGGTGACAAATCCCTAAAGATTTCTGACATAGGCTTGGCTCTTGAATATGGCACTAACGGAGAGGTCGTTCAGGGTCTTACAATCACGGAGAGTGGATTAGAGCCACTTACTGGTGTTGGATTGTCTGATCAACAAAAAACCAACCTAGACAGAGCATCTGTCAATATAAGCTCCATCATCCAGGAGAAAGCAAAAAGTTATGCAGATTACCTATCAGACTTGAGGACACAGAGCTATTCTGAGGTTTTGGGATATAAGATAAGCAAGTTCGATTCAGATGATCGGAAGATGCAAGAAATAATATTCGGGAATAGTTTAGAGACAAAAGAGACAACATTCGTTGACACACAGGTAAAATATAATACAAATTATAGATACGAACTCAGCGAGTTCAGAGTTGTTGTAGGGACTCAGTACGATATGTTAGTATTTGGTCAAGAGCCATCAGAATTGAATACTTTGATTGATCAGGAAAAACCAGAGACACTAGTCCCATCATTAGTATCATATGAAATAGAAACACTAGAAACTCCTATGGTTGAAATTGTAGAAGTTCCAATATATGGGTCATTTTATAAAATTGACGCATTTCCAGAGCTTACTTTTGGAATAACATATCCACCGGTCAAAATAATGGACTACCCTCCTGCTGCTCCTGATCTGCAAATACTTCCGCTCTTGGACAACTATAGGCAAATCAAGATCAATGTTCAGTTGAATACTGGTGACTATACGGGTGACTTCGCACTCCCGCTAATAAATATGCCAGGAAATCAAGAGATAATACAATCTTTATTTGAGTATCAAAAACAGTTTGAGAACTTTGGACTAAAGACCGGTCATCTAGAATACAAGAACGAAGGCTTAGACGAGATACAGAAAGTGCATTTATTAAGATCAAGAGATCTTGATCTATCTGTGGCAGAATATAACGATTTGTATGCATCTTTCTTTACAGGTGAGACTGGAGAAATAAGAACTTTATCTACTGATCCTGACTCTGGTGAAGAAGTAGTAGTATCTTATGATATATTGGATGATTTGCAGCCAAATATTTATTATTACTATTCTTGTTATGTCGAAGACATTCATGGTAATCCATCTTTACCAACTCCGATTTATCGTGTAAGATTAGTATATGAGAAAGGTTTATATATCCCAGAGATTGAGTTGTTTAACTTCAAGCCTACTTCTAACAAAGTTTCAACAAAGAAGTTTGCTAGGTTTATACAGATAGCTGCTTCCGAGATTCAGACATTCCCATTTACAGAAAGAGATGAAAACGATGTTTTGAAGGGTATTAAAAACCTAGCCTCCGAGCAAGGAAAAACAGTGTCTGATCATTCATTCATATTCCGCTTTACTTCTCGTGATACCGGTCGAAAGTTTGATTTGAAAATCAACGTGAATGAAAAAACATTATCTGCCGAAGATGAAAATATTTTGGATTGTGAATAAGAAAAACCAATTTTGATAAAAGGATACTACTTAATAAGAACTACCACAGTAGTGTAAAGAGGAAAAGTTATGGCATTTTTAGACAATAGCGGCGACATTATTTTAGATGCTGTCCTGACTGATGCGGGCAGAAAAAGACTAGCCGCTGGCGATGGAAGCTTCAAGATTACTAAGTTTGCCCTTGGTGATGATGAAATTGATTATTCACTCTATAATAAGAGTGCAACAAGTGGACAAGAAGACTTGAGAATCCTACAGCTTCCAGTTTTTGAAGCTTTCACAAACAACACAAGCGTATTGAAGAACAAGTTGCTAACTTATGCTGACAACTCTTTATTATATTTGCCAGTTATTAAGCTCAATGATAATTCCATTGACTCTCAATATGGTCACCCAACGCTTTCCAGCGGAGGATATAATGTATCAGTAGATGCAAACACCTCACAGGCAATAAACTTTTCTACTGCTGGTTTTAGAGACGCTAAGCCAAATGCCACGAACGCCTCTTCAAGAATATCTTTTGATCAGGGCCTAGATTCAGCAGATTTAGCCATCGCCCAACTTGCAGATACTCAAAGACAATTGATGGAGACTCAGTATATTGTTGAGGTTGACAATCGATTGTTGAATATCTCTACTCCTGCTGATGGTTCGTTAGCTACTCCAACATTTATTGATGATGATAGTGTCGCAAGTTACTACTTCTCAATGAACTCAAACGGTGATTATTTTGCTAATTATGATATCCTTGATCCAAACCAAGGAATCCAAGGTAAGGTCATCGGACCAACAGATACAACCGGTCGCCTTGGTCCAAGATTCTTCTTCGGATTAAGATCAACGCTCGACCTTCAGGTAAGCACAACTCTATTTTCTCAGATGGGTGCTACAGGTCAAACAGTGTCTGGGTTAGCTGGAACTTATGGTACAATAGATACCGTCATCAGAGTCACTGGCTTTACCACTGGGTATCGTGTAGACGTACCTGTAAAACTATTGAAGAAAGAATAGAAGGAATAAAAAATGGCAACAAGCTTTAAAACACTACTAAGCGAGAATGTTCTACAGAACATGACCAAGCTTCACGAGGCTATTCCTCTAACTGGTACTATTCTATCTGGAACATACAATGATGCGAGCGTCCCCCCAGATCCAACAAACGTAAAGAACTATTCTCACGGAATGTTCCAGTCTGTTTATGATTATCCTTTTCTAAGTTCATCCGCAAATCATATTATGGATTTGACTTTGGGTATGGATGCTGCTAATATGTCGTCTGCTGATCTTGTTAGTGTAGCTCAACAAAACCAAAAGCAAGACATTTATAATGAAATGGCTCAAATGCTTTGTGGTTATGATTCCCAAGGTAGAATCAATAAGTTTGATGCTAGTGGGTCCTTTGCTTTTTCCCCAACAACTAAGATGGGTCAGGTATATTTCATCAACTTCGCCAGACTATTGACAAAAGATGAAATGCAAAAGGTCGCTGGTGGTGGCTTTATTATGAGCTTGAACGTTGACGATGGTTTCTCAATACCACAAACAACTACCAAAAGACTAACACTTCAAGATGTCAATGCAACAAACTGCTTGACCAACTCCCCAGTTGGTGAATACAATGTTTTGCGTGGTAAGATTGGCGGCACTCCCGCTGCTAGTGATAAGGCTTTGGGTCTTGTATTTTATCAAGCAGGTATTGCTGTAGTTACAGCTTCTGTTTTCACTACGGCAATCACATCTGAAGCATCAGATTCTCAGATGGATAGTGCAGGCTTGTCATCTATCCAAATGATGGTTTCTGGCACTATTGTTGACTCTGCTGACGCTATTCGTCATCGTGTCAACGATATTGATTTCAACAATACAACAGAATTGAATTCTACAATATATTTCTGCCGTGCAGGATCAAATGAGTTCAACTATAGTAGCAACCCAACATATCTTGATTCCAGTCAGATCCGTGTTAAAGAAGTAAGCACAGATGATCCTGCTTCATATATTACAACAGTTGGTCTATATGGTGCTAATAACGAACTGCTTGCTGTTGGTAAGTTGAGCGAGCCTCTAAAGAAGACTCCTGCTGATGAATATACTCTTAGGGTCAGACTAGACTACTAAAAGGAGGCTGCATGTCATACCTCCACAAATTTGGTAGAGATGATATCTTCATAAACAGGATGATTACTCATCCTGAGTATGAGTTCTTAATGTATAGTGGTTCTGCTTATATCAATAATGATAGACATATGGGTCGTAATATACCCACTGGCTCATTAAGTTTGTACGAAATAAATGTCGATAGAGACGGAACAAGTCAGGAACTAATATTTCCTTTCATAACTAAAGACGGTTCGTGGCTCGCTTTCCCATCGGTTACCACCACAGCTTATGAAGGCTTAGACTATGGCGATACCATAGTGGGTACTTATCCTTTGACTGCATCTATATATCGTCAATATTTTGGTGCAACAACCAATCCATTTCCTGCTGGTTCAGATGCGGCAAAAGATACATATATTACAAATAGAAAAAAACTAGTAGCTCTCAAGAACACAATGAACTACTACCGTTATATTAGTGACAGTTATAGATATGACGGCACCTATGACGAAGCCGCAGTCAATATGTTTGAGATCCCATCAGTATTCTTCGACTCAGGGATAGAAAAAGGATCAGTAAGTCTAAAGTTTTATTATACTGGCTCCTTGATGGATGAAGCCAAAGACCTTAGACACAATGGAGAGCTTGTTTCTACAATGGGAGCAACTGCTGGCAAAACGGTCGGAGTCGTTCTTTATAATGAAGGATTTATATTATTAACTTCTTCTGTTGAAATATCTGATAATCTTGATAACTATGAAGGTACTGGTACTCCAGTCAAGCCCAGGTGGACATATTTTGGAGCTTATCAGCCAACAGGAAGTACAAGTACTTTCGCTTCCGCAAGTCACGGCACGATCACTTTTCGGGGTACCCAAAAAATACCAACAATGACAATGTTTGCTACAGCACAACCAGGAGAACTAAACAACTCATCAAATCCAACTTGGTTGAGTTCATCGAATGGGAGTTGGCGCAGCCTCACAGTGACAGGGCCAGATTCTTATATTGAACCTCGACAGTTAGTAATCAAGAATACTATTCAGAGTCAGTACTGCAACTTTGAAGACGAGTTTCAAAAGCAGACTTTTATAACAGAGATCGGCATCTTTGATGATGATAAGAATCTTATTGGTGTAGCCAAAATGGCAAATCCTGTTATGAAAAAAGAGATTGACGAATATACATTTAAACTTAAGCTCGATCTGTAATAAACTAAAGTATGATTTTAGGATTAGATATTTCCACAGCCGTGGTCGGTGTGGCAGTCATTGATGAGGGCAGACTAGTTCTCAGTACGCATTGGGATATTTCCAAGGCTGATACGCTGTTTGCTAAGGCAGAAATGATCGGCGCAGAACTTTGGCAAATCAGAAACGAATATAAAATAGATAACATTTTTATCGAAACAGCTTTGAAGAAGTTCATCCCAGGGCGATCAAGGGCTGATACTATTATGAAACTAGCGAAGTTCAATGGCATTGTATCTTGGATTTGCTACGAAAGTTTTGAAACAGAACCAACATATATCAATGTGAACAGCGCACGCTCACTTTATGGTTTATCTTTTCCCAGAGGAACAAAGGGACCACAAAGAAAGAAAATGGTTATTGAGGCAGTAATTGAGAAAGAGAAGACTGCTTTTACATACGAAATGGCTCGTGGCGGAAGGAACTATAAAAAAGGAACTGACGACCGGGCAGATGCCATCGTCATTGCAAGAGCGGGTGAGTTCCTTCTAAAAAACAAAGACAACAAAGGGTTCCTTACGGAGAAGATCGTTTTAGTTGATTAGAGCATATTTATTGTATGCGTATTACAATGTCCCAGGTCAAAGAAGTTGTCCGAGAACTAATGTCCGAAGTCTACAGCGAAAAGCAACGCCGCTGGGCGTGTTCTCAGGCTGGCAAGTCACGCAAGAATTTCAAAGGCAAACCAAGCCTAACAAAAAAAGAAGCCGACGAAATGTGCGCAGACACAAAGATCTCCAAAAAGAAAGCACAGACCGAGACCAGGACACGATATGGTAATAAATCCTTGCAGGAAGCCGACCCTAAAAAAGGAACAGGTAAAAAACCTAAAGGTTCAGGTCGCAGGCTGTACACGGACGAAGATCCAAGCGATACAGTGTCAGTCAAGTTTAGAACTGTGCAAGACATAAAAGATACATTATCTAAATCGTCTTTCAAATCTAAGTCACACAAACGTCAGTCGCAGATAATCAATTTGATACATCAGAGATCTAGGGCAGCATATCAGAACGCTAAAGATCCAAAAGTCAAAGCTCGTCTGAAAAAGGCGTACGACTATGCCGCAGAGCGCAAAGAAGCGTCAAAGAAAAAGACACAACAAAAAAAGAAAAAGTAAAAACACTTGACCTAACAACAGTGTATGCTATTATAATACTGAAGGGAGGTGCTCCTATGAAGTACCAAGTCTTTAGCGATATGGATGGCGTCCTTGTCAATTTCGAGGGTGGCGTTCTAGAGTTTATGAATCGGCGCTTTAAAGAGCTTCAATATGATTTGGGTCACCCTGATCATAAACTTGCCCGATCGGCAGCCAAAGAGCTTGGCGGCTGGGACGTTGAGATCAGTAAGTGGCATATCGCTCGCTCGGATCAAGAAGGTAGTCTCAAAAGAAACTACCGCACGAGAGACTTTATGTACCGACTGGTTGAGGATAATGTAGACCTCTGGGCTAACCTCGGTTGGGAGCGTGGCGGCAAAGAACTTTGGGATTACATCAAAGGTATTCCAGGTCTTGAGATTTTGTCTGCTCCGATGGCTGAGGGTTCCAAGGTTGGCAAGCGGATGTGGGTTGAGCGAGAACTGGGTTTCCCAGTTGAAAAAGTTAATCTTTCTGATAGCAAGAAACCCTACGGAGTTTGGAACGGAAAACAAGGACTTCTGATTGACGACCGTGACAAATATGTCAACGAGTTCCGTGAGGGTGGTGGCATCGCTATTAAACATAATCCAGATGACGTGGATAATACGATTAGGCAACTCAAGGAACTCGGACTATAATTGCTTAACGATCCCAACTCAGCCAAAAAGAAAAGGATTCTTGACGAGATCCTTGGCAGACCACATCGCCAGGGCAAAGAATACCTGTATCTTTCACGCTGCTGCGATCATCACAAAAAGAAACTATCTGTCAACTTTGATAAGAACGTTGCCAAGTGTTGGACTTGTGATTGGCGAACAAAAAACTTACGACGACTTGTACGTCGTTGGGGTGATATCTCTCACATCAATAGATGGAAGGATTTTGACGCCGACGTTGAGCTAGGCGACCTAGACAACCTATTCTCCAAGGAAGAGGAAATAAGACAGCGAATCGACCTTCCAAATGAGTTTCAAACGCTTACTGGTCGTTCTCACCCACCCTCATCTCGCTTGGTCTTCAACTACCTCCGCAAACGTGGGGTAACAGAAAAAGATATTTTATATTGGAAGATAGGTTACTGCGGAAGCGGGGAATATAAAAACAGAGTCATCCTGCCATCATTTGACGAAGACGGCTACTGTAACTTTTTTACGTCCCGAACATACGACCCTAATGTATGGCCTCCATATCTCAACGGACCAGGGAACAAAGATATCATCTTCAATGAACTGTTGATTGACTGGGAGCGAGAGGTCACTCTGGTTGAAGGCGTCTTTGATGCTATCGTTGCCGGCGAGAACAGCATTCCACTGCTTGGTTCAACTCTGCGAGAGAACAGTAATCTGTTCAAAAAGATTGTAAAAAATGACACCTCAGTCCTACTTGGACTCGACGCTGATGCTCATAAAAAAGCTATGAAACTTGTAAAAGCTCTATTGACTTATGACATTGAAGTTCGTCTGATGGATACATCAGGTTACAAAGATATTGGAGAAATGCCCAGAGACATATTTCAACAGAGAAAAGAAGATGCGCCTTTTATTGATTCTGATGCCTATTTATTCAAGATTGCGTTAATGGCATGAGGACTCAGAATGAAAATCACTCTTTCTCAAGTTCGAGAAGCTTTAAAAGAAGCTATCCTCGACGAGAAAAAGAAAAGTAAATCTAAGAAGAAGGCTTCATCTAAGCGGAAGTCCAAGAAGAAGTCTCGCCGTAAAAAGAGAAAAGCAAAGCGTGATGCATGTTATCATAAGGTAAAATCACGCTACAAGGTCTGGCCTTCTGCTTATGCCTCAGGCGCTCTTGTCAAGTGTCGTAAGGTTGGCGCTAAGAACTGGGGCAACAGCAAAAAAGAAAGCTTGGATCTTGACTCTCTTCAAGATGTAATCCAAGAAAAAGTAGATGAGCTAGTTGAAAAGAAGAAAAAAAGCAAGAAAAGAAAACTAACCAAAAAGCCATCTTCTGAGACAAGTCTAAGAGACTGGTTCGGTCGCAAAGGAGCTAAAGGCAAAAAGAGCGGCTGGGTAGATTGTAACACCTGTCGCAAAGACAAAAAGACAGGCAGAAAGAAATGCAGCGCTTGTGGACGTTCTACAGGTGAAAAAAGATCAAAGTACCCAAAGTGTCGTCCCACACCAGGGGCTTGCAGTGAGAGGGGCAACTACGGTAAAAAATCAAAGGCAGGGAAAAAGGGATGAAAATAACAAAGTCAAAACTACTAGAAATAGTTCAAGAAGAAGTAAAGAAAGAGCTAGAATCTAAAGTAGAAAAATCCATATTAGACACTCTTACGGACGAAGGCGGTGCCGCCGGTCTTGACCCTCTTGTAAAGACAGCAAAAGAAGTTCAGCCTGGTGTCAGTGAAAAAGACATCAAAGATCTTTTAAAGAAAATGAAGAAGGTTGTACAACACAGGGACGGCGACTATATCAAAGAAGAGGTTGAAGAACTTTCTGAAGCGCATGGTCTAGATTCTGGTGATGCCAAAATCCTACGACAACACGCAACAACTCTCGATGACGGTTCTGAAATTAAAAGAATAATTAACTTTATACTAAAATCAAACGTCAAAGTTGACCAAACACAAGATGTCACCAAGATGAAGAAAGAGGAACTTGAAGAAGCTAGTAAATCATTCGACAAAGATAAGATGAAGTGCAACAAAAAGCGTTACCTTAGGAAAGGCGAGTCTGGATATGGTAAGAAGCAGAAAGTCGTCAAGGCTTGCGATAAAGGTAAAGAAAGAATTGTCAAGTTCGGCGACGGGAAAATGAAAAATAAATCATCAAGCCCAAAAAATAGAAAGAACTTCCGTTCAAGGCACAATTGTGATAATCCTGGCTCTAAGTTGAAAGCAAGATATTGGTCTTGTAAGGACTGGTAGCATGAAAAATGTAATGATAGAATGGAGAAAGTTTCTCCAAGAGCAAACAACAGTCTCTATTGTGGCACCAAAAGAGTCTTCTTGTCCTCCAGCAACGCAAGACTTGAAACTTAATACCAAAAATAGAGACAATGCGATACACTCAGAGCATATTAAATATGGACCATTAAACGTTGATGAACCTGGAGATTACTGGGAAAAAATAGCCAAGTATTGGGACACCACTGTAAAGGCTGCCAAGAAGTCACTTTGTTCAAACTGTATAGCCTTTGACATATCCCCTCGAATGGACGAATGTATGCCAGGTGTAACCTCCGATAAAGATGGTAGGCTAGGCTACTGTTGGATGCACCACTTCAAGTGTCACTCTGCTAGAGCTTGTTACACTTGGGCTAAGGGCGGACCAATATCCGAAGATAGTGTATCATATGATTGGCAGGAAAGAAGCAGTCTGTAGGGCGTGTGAGATGAAAGAGTTGTTAACAAAACATCTCAGAGAGCAGGAAATGAGTTATTTCCAGCACCTTCTACATGCACTAACATATTCAGCAACTCTTGCGGTCTGTTCTGTTGTTTTAGTTTTCCATGCTTTCTTTCCATTTGTTCTTGAAAAGTTTGCTTCAGATAGGGTTGAAATGAAATGAAATCGATTATTGATCAATTAATAGATGAAGAGTTGATGATAACTCAACATCCAAGAAAAGATATGATTGTTTCTGCGATCGGAAACCCAGATTTTCTCTTAACCTTTTCCGACGTTAATAAAGTTGGCATCAATCCAAAGACAAAGTTCAATACTCCTGCTGGTATTTATGGCTGGCATTTTAATCAGGAAACAATTGACGGAGCAAAGAGAAACGAGATTTTTGCTTCAGGTAGAGATTACGGACACTTGATGAAAGTCAGGGATGGTGCCAAAGTTCTCTGGCTTGGTGATGATGGCAAGACGGGCGATGTTCCTTCACGAGAAGAAATTAATGCTGCGATTGCTAGAAAGTACCCGGCATTTACGGAAGACACTTTCCCAATTTATAATATGCCTTCTGGACCTCCAGGTTCGGATTCGCCACCTAAAAAGATGTTGGCTCAAAATAAAGAAGCCGCTCATGGTTTTGTTACGCCACAAGAATGGCTAGAAGATCCCAAACACGTTGAAACTTTGTCCAAGGTTTCCCAGCGAGAGTATGGCGGCAGCACAGAATCCGAAAAGCTTTATGACTACGTTCAGGCTGCGGCTAAGGCGTTAGAAATAGCAACTGATAAAAAGATTACTCTTTTATCCAACGGTATTCTTCGAGCTATTGGGTACGATGCCGTCATTGATGCTGAAGGTAAGGGGATCATCCACAAGGCAGAAAGACAACAAGGTTTTTTCACACACAGGGGTGCATTGGATCATATAACAACAATCCCTAACAAGCAATATGTTTTTAGAGATTCTACTTTATATAAACTGCTTCGAGAGCCTGGTGTTCCTGTAGACAAAAAAGCGGCAGCCCTAAAAATACTTTTGAGCAACAAACCAAAAGTAGCTCCAGGTGCCGATCCACAATTCGCCGCTGATTTTCAGAAGAGTGATATATTTGATACTTTAGATTATATGACAGACGACCTAAGAAATCCGCTTAGTTCTGAGATGATTGGGGACATACTGAACTGGATTGACAAGAATGGCGAGCAGAGTCCTTTGATGATAGGTAAGATATTGCAGAATCTGTTCAAACACCCTGGTATGTCTAAGGAAATGATCGAACAAGCCCTAAAGAAAGAACAAGACCCAGAGATTTATCGCTCGATACTTCTAAATCCTAATGCTCCAGAAGACTTCCTAAAGAAAGTATACTTTGGTAATTTAGTTATTCCCTTTGACGGTGACGAGGTTGCTGCTGTTTTGGGTAGTCCCAATGTTCCTGTCGGTCTTTTAAACTATGAGGCAGCCCAGTATGCTGCGGTAGAACCCAATGAACAACTTGGAAGATATCGTGGTGGAGACAATAGGCGTGCTCGCCGAGCTAGAGAAGTCTTGATGAGTCCTAATGTTACAGAGGAAATATTTAACAAAGTCGCCAGGCTAGAAAATGGCGAACTTGATTTGAACAGAAGACTTGTTAGTGATGCCCTTAGTGGCAAGAACGTCCCTATGAGTTATTACAGGGACATCTTAGATAGCATGTATGATGGAACAATCCCAGACTATACATCAGACGAGCATCTTTTTGATATGATTCGTAGTCAATACACTCCTGAAGAAGTTCAGATAGAGGTATTGAAGAACTACGAAAAGCTTGCTGGGCTTAGCAATTATCGTGTGACTCTTATGCCAAGTCTAAAGTTTGCCCTTCGTTCTCGTTTCAATGCCTCTGGTAAAAGACCGTCCAAGAAATATCTGGAAGCAATGAAAGAGGTATATAATACAATTGCTAGCGATAAGAAAAAGTTTGTTACTGATGGGTTTTCTTTAGAAAAAATTGAAGCACTATTTTCTAAACTTGGAGTGAAAGTAAACGAGGGTATGGATTTAAAGTCTTTATTGAGAAAAGTCATAAACGAAACAATAAACCAAGAGCGAGTTTATCAAGTCAACAAAAAACTTTACGAAGAATATGCTGAATGTCTTGGCGAAGATATGCGAACAACTTTTTGGGATCTGCCCGAAGAAGCCAAGAACTTTGTGATTGAAGATTGGATAGAACAAGGCAAACCAGGACAATCTATCGCAGAACAACTTTTCGGTTCCCGATCAGAATTAGAACAACCCTTCCACCAACTCAATGAGATTAGTAGCGAAGTTTATGATTATCTTGCTGATGCTGCTGCTAGTTTGTCTGCCTCAGAGTTGCGACCATTGTTCGGAGACAACGAACGTGTAATCATCCCTATGGTCTCAGAAGAGAATGAGCAGGTCAAAGAATTTTACGAGATGATCGTTGAGCCGCTCGCAGCCAAAGGCATCAAGGTTGACCTTAAGAATGGTGTCGCAACCAAAGAGATTGAGACACAACGAGGGAAACAAGAAAGAAAAACAAAACTAGGCAAGACCATCGGCAAAGAACTTTCAGCCGCTACACAAAAGTGGTGGAACAAGTTCCAAGCTGACTTCCTAGGTAATCCAGAAATCTTAGAAGCCCAAGACGCTATCATAATCACTCAGCACCCACTCGACGTAGCAAGAATGTCAGATTTCAGCGAATCAGATATTCAATCCTGCCACTCAGAAGGTTCTGACTATTTTAGATGTGCTTTAGCTGACGCAAACCGTGCGGGTGCCGTGGCCTATTTGATTGATGGCGAAGATGTGCCCTATGCTCAAGAACACATCAAAGATACAGAGTTGTTTGCTGATCGCCAAAGAGACGTTGAAGGTATTACGCCAAGAGCCCGTGTTCGTCTCCGCAGATTTGATAACATCAATGCTGCGAAAGAGGGCGGACCTCTAGCCCTTCTTGCTCCAGAAACCAGAGTGTATGGCAAGAAGGTACCAGGATTCTTGAGTACTGTTGCTGCTTGGGCTCGCAGCGTCCAACAGGGAAACCCAGTCTTCAAAGAAAAGCAGAATCTTAATAACTTTATAATGCGTGGTGGTTCGTACACTGATACACCACCTTACAAAATGTTTAATGCTTTGCTTGGAGAAGATGAGTATGACGGCGCAGACTACACCCGAAAAATGGGCGAAGAAAGCGATGTGGATTATGAAGACCCCGCCCGAGTACAGGAAATGATTGATGCTGCTGCTGAGGCAATGGCTGAAGCCAAATATGATTATCTTAATGACGAGAATGTTGAGTTTGATTATGATGTCCAGTGGGATGAATGGAGTGAAGCACCAGAGATAAACTATAGCATTAAGGTTATGTTTGACTATCCAGTCTATAAGTTTATTGGTGCCCCAAATGTTGGAAGCGAAGAAGAATATAGCAAAGAAGAGATGATTAGTGCTCTACGCCGTCAGTCAGCAATGGGAGCCGTAAGAGATGTAGCCGAAAACGCATACGACAACTCCGACTACTACGACCAGTACATGGACTATAGGTGGAGTGCCAGCATCCAAGAGCGAAGGTTCGGCAGTGAGACAAGACCCGTAGTTGAGGTCATCGCATTTATTGAAGATGTAACTCACGACCCTGACAACTTTGGATACGAAGTTGCTGATAAAGTTAAGTCTTACCTCTTAGATGAATGGGAAGAAATTGACAGAGAAATAGAAACCGCTCTTAAAGAAGACGGTTGGATGATCCAACAACCTTATGACAGAATCAAGGTTGACCCAGAAGATGTGAAGAAACTAGGTTCAGAATCTTTTGAGAACTTCAGCATAGTTAAAGATGCCGATAGGGGCATTAAAGCCTCGATGTCTGAAAGACTTCAGGGCTATCCACTAGGCGGCACTCGTGTGGCTTACTCAGTGGTCAATGACGAGAAAGTGCCCGTTAGGTACCCATCAGGTCCAAAACTTGTTGAGATCATTAGGGAAACAGGCGAAGACTTTAATGTCATCTCAGGCACAGGTTGGACTATTTTGGGGTTCTCGCCAGAGCGACGAAACAATGTCCTAAAGACAATCAGAAAAGAGATTATGGATGCCGCCAGAGCAGCAGCCTCACAACCTAGCCTGCCGCTTGACTTGCCTGATGGCGAGAAGCAAGATGTAGAAAAACTGTTGCCGGCTGTGGATGAAGTTCAGGTTGGACTCAGACAGGAGTCTGTAACATTACAACCATACAGAAGAAAAGGTCAGCCAGAGTATGCTGCTCAGGGTGCCATTATCTTTACATTTAAGCCAAGCGATAGCCAAGAACAGATTGATACCAATCTCAAGTTTGTTAAGTATCTTGATAATAACCCAGAGCCAATCTACGATGCCATTCAAAAAGAGTGGACCGAGATCTTAGACATCTTTGAAAAAGAGTTGCCCTTACAAAAGGAGCCACCAAAACAAGAATCTCTAAAATCAACCTTACAAAACTTGATTAAGGAAGTTCTAACTGAAGCCAAGTTTGAGAACGAAGCAACGAAGATGGTAAGAGATGCTGTAAAGAACATTAAGGACCATCTACGAGCTAACGGCGGAGAGCCTAGGATCAAGCCACGCTTTGGGTCAATAGAGAATCCTCTAGAAAGTATTGTCTATGATAAGAAGTACTTTGGAGGACTTCCCGACAGGTTAGCTGACCAAGGCATCGTCAAGGTAACTTTCAGTATGAAGGTCGAGCCTTCTACCGCTTTTGGCGAAGGTAAGAAGTTCGGCGTTGACGGGAAGACAATCACATATGACGACGATGACCCTCGTTCAGGGGAAACCGCAAGAGAGCGTCAAGTTGTTGTGAATGTTTATCTTTCAGACGAGTTCAGTATGAAGGATATGTCTAGACTTGTTGAGAAGATGAAAGATACGGCGGTACATGAGATTACTCACGGTGGTCAATCTACTGATATATTAAGAAAGTCAGGGAGAGCCCAGATGAAAGCTTTTCAGTACGGATTGACTTCTATAGACGCTCTTCGGCTTTATTATCTTGATCCCGCAGAAACCGAAGCATATGCTCGTGGTCTTTATAAGCGAGCCAAGATGTCTAAAGTACCTTACACAGCCAAGTTAGATGAGCAGATAAACGAGCTTTTAGACTTCTACAGTCACCCCAAAATGTTGGAGAAGAAAGACACTCAATACACAGAAGAAGAGGTAAAAGACTTTTTCAAAAACGAATATCGACAATCACTTATCGACTATGCTAAAAAGAACTTGCCTGCTGCTGTGATTGAGAATCTAATTAGAGAAGCTATGGAAGATGAAGATTACGACGGAGTAGACTCAATTGACTACAAGGGCGAGCACTCTGCCCCAGTGGCGGAAGACGGTGCTCCTCTATGGAACGTTTCAGCCAACGGTATATATCCAGATGATGTCTACGGACCAAATGGTTTGAGTTGGTACGGAACTGGCGATAACGACAAGGATGAAATAGCTTATAATATTATAGCAGGTAAAAACGGTGCCCAGAACAACCCCGAGTATGAAGTAGAAATACACCGAGCCGTCCCAAGAGGTATACAAGGTATCAATCGGGGTGATTGGGTTACAATCGTAAAGGGATATGCTGAAGACCATGGCGAGAGTGCTCTTAAAGGTGAATACGAGATCATAAGTAAAACCGTCAAAGCTAAAGACATTTTCACTGACGGTAACTCTTGGCTAGAGTGGGGATACGACCCGCAATGAAAAAACTATGGATACGCTAGACTATGTTTTGGGGAACAAATAAATAAAAGAATCTTCCCAAACTATTTACTATATGGATAGAGAAAGGGAAGCGTGGCAGAATATAAAAGACAACGCCACATCTGACTATCATTATGCTGAGGTGTATGACGCCACACCTGTGACTAGACCAAACTATATTACGGCTACTGTATGGACGACCGTGGTTGCCGTGTTAGTGTGTGCTGTATTCTCAGGTTTCCTTCTCTATCTTTACAACGAAAGCAATATAGAGGAAACATTGTCACAGGCTGTCAATGAAGCAATCATTTCTCTAGAGCAAACCATAGAACTTCAGAGCAAAGAAATCTCTGCTTTGAAGGAAGAAAATAAAAAGATACACAAATATCTTGAACTCTGGACCCCGCTTGACACACAACGCCTGCGCAAACAATACGAAGACAGTCGCAAACCACCGACAGATGATGATTTATTTAACCTAGGACCAGATATTATTATAAACGGTCGAGCATTACCACCCCTTAGAAGACTACAAAGCAAGGAGCAAAAACTATGCTTACCTTTCTTGGAATAATTGTTTTAGTAATATTTGTCCACGAAATGGGACATTATCTCGCTGCCCGAGCAATGGGTGTCGCAGTTGATAGTTTTTCAATCGGGTTCGGCAAAGTTCTCCTCAAAAAGAAACTGTGGGGAACTGAATGGCGAGTGTCACTCTTACCTTTCGGCGGATATATTATGCCCCGAGGCGAGCAAGATTACAACAATCAAAAAGAAGACCCAGAATCCTTTTGGGCTGCTGCTCCCTGGAGGCGTGCAGTCATTGCAGTAATGGGACCAGTTTTTAACTTATTGCTCGCCTGGCCTTTGTACTTTATTTTCCTTGTGGGTCAGCCATACCCTGATGTTGTAGTTCCTGAGGGTGCCGAACCAGCAAGGATTAGTGTATCTGAAGCAGCTTACTATTCTCATAAAATTTCGACTAACTTTTACAAGAAAATATGGACAGCAGTATCAACCCCTAAGCCAGAGTCGATGTCAATTAGAGACGTTGGCGGACCTGTTGCTGTATACCAATACACAGAGACTGCGAGAAAGCGCAGTGTAGAAACAGGAGATTGGGGATTCCTTATTGATTGGATTGTATTTTTCTCAATCAATCTCGGTATAATAAATCTTTTACCAATACCAGTGCTAGATGGTGGTCATATAGCGATGGCTGGTTATGAAACAGCCACAAGAAAAAAACTATCAATCATAGCCCGCCACAGGTTAAACTATGTTGGACTGTTTATGGTGGGTGGAATATTCATTCTAGCAATATTATCAGATACGTTTAGACTGATAGGTATTTAGAAACTATTTATACTATTCCACAAATGGAGACAAAAATGAAAATCACCAAATCACAACTAAGACAACTTATCAAAGAAGAGCTTCTTAGGGAAACAAGGGAACTACAAGGAGACCCAATTGAGATTATGGGCGGATTCAAGATGTTAAGCTCAGGGCTCCGAAACCTTCAGAGAGGTCTTTCTAAAGAGCAAGGTCTTTCTAAAGAGCAGCAAGGTGAATATTCACGTGAATTTATGGAATTAAGAAAAGAACTTGTCGCTTTGCGAAAAAAAGTGCTGGGAATGTAAAATGAAAATAACCAAGTCCCAACTCATAAAAATGATCAGAGAAGAGATTATGGCAGAGCGCTGCCAGAAGGGTTACAAGACCCACGAAAAACGCAAGACCAAAAAGATGTTCGGCAGAACATACAGAAACTGCGTCAAAGCAGACTAATCTAAAAAACCTTTACAACTAAAATATACCTGATACAATAGTTCTGGAAAACTATAGGAGGAGTTCGTCTATGGTACGGCTCGCACATTTTGGTGATACTCACATCAAGAACCTTAAATATCACTACGAGTATCGCAAAGTCTTTGAACAAGCTTATCAAATGCTACGAGAGCAGAACGTGGACTACATTATCCACTGCGGCGACCTAGCCCACACAAAGACACAGCTTTCACCAGAATATTTTGAGTTGGCTACAGAGTTCCTAAAGAACCTAGCAGACATCGCTCCAACTCACATCATCCTTGGGAATCACGACGGTAACCTGCGAAACAGTACTCGCCAAGACGCCATCACTCCGATCGTTGATGCCTTGGAGCATCCCGATCTTCACTTGCACAAGTTTTCAGGGGAAGTAAAATTAGATCATAACGTCACACTAAACGTCTTGTCAGTCTTCGATGAGACCAACTGGACAGACCCCACCGACACAGATCGTATCAATATTGCTCTATATCATGGTGCTGTGAATAATAGCCGCACCGACCTTGGTTGGATTATGGATCACGGCGATCACGACGTATCTGTCTTTGACAAGTTTGACTATGCGTTCCTAGGGGACATCCACAAGACCAATCAGTGCCTCAATGATTCAGGGACCATCCGCTATTGTGGTTCCACTATTCAGCAGAATCACGGCGAGACAAACGACAAGGGGTTTCTAGTTTGGGATATTGAGGATAAGACCAACTATGAGGTCAATCATTACGTCTTGGAGAACCCTAAACCGTTCACTACGATTGAGCTTACACCTAAAGGCAATATGCCTCGCAACTTGAACATCCAGCAGGGTTGCCGCCTGCGTATCGTTACTCATCACAAAGTATCGCTGGATAAGATCCGCCGTGTGATGGACACTGCCAAGAGCAGATTTAAGCCTGAGAGTTTATCTTTTGTTAATAAGGCTGGGCTCAAGCGCTCTAGTGTAGATGTTGACGACCTAGGCAGCACAGAGAATCTTCGTGACCCACAAGTCCAAGAACGACTTATACGGGAATATTTAAAAGAGTATGAGCCTGATACCAAGACTCTAGAGAAGGTCTTCCAGCTTAACTCTAGGTATGATGCCCGAGTTAATGGTGAAGATGCAAGTCATCGCAATGTAAAGTGGTCGCTAAAGAGTATGCAGTTTGACAACCTCTTTAATTATGGAGAGGGAAACACAGTCAACTTCGAGAAGCTCAATGGTGTTGTTGGGATCTTCGGAAAGAACTATTCAGGCAAAAGCTCTATTATTGATAGTGCGTTGTATACGATTTATAACTCTATCAGCAAGAACAATCGCAAGAATCTAAATATTATCAACCAGAATAAGCCGGCTGGTTGCGGTCGAGTTGAAATCGATGTTGCCGGCAAAACATATATCATTGAGCGTAAATCTGAAAAGTATACTAAAAAGCTTCACGGCGAAGAAACAGAGGAAGCCAAGACTGATGTAGAGTTCACAATGATTGACCCAGCTACTGACGAAGAAGTTAGCTTGAACTCTCTTGATCGCAATGGTACAGACAAAGCTATCCGTAAGATCTTTGGTAGTCTTGATGATTTCCTGTTGACTAGTATGTCCAGTCAGATGGGTGCGATGACTTTCATCAACGAGGGCTCAACCAAACGTAAGGAAATCCTAGCCAAGTTTTTGGACCTTGACCAGTTTGAAAAGAAGTTCAAACTTGCCAAGGGCGATAGTCTTGAGACTCGTGCGCTACTAAGAAAGTTAGAAGATAATACTTTTGATGATGATATAGCGCAACTTGTCGGACAAATGTCCGATAATGAAAAGGCAAAGGAAAAGCAAGAAAGAAAGTGTGCTAAACTAACTACACAGCTAGAAACCACTATTGAGAGAATTAAAGAAATCGATGGACTTTTCGCATCTGCCCCTGTTGAGCTTATTAATATTAGAAAAGAGACGAAAAGACTTGCAAAAGCAGAGCAAGAAAAAACAGACTGCGAGCTTCGAACAGCGGGTGCAAAAACCAAAAAAGAAATCCTCTTAGCTAAGTTAGAAAATATCGACTCTTTTCTGAGCGAGTTTGATAGTGAATCTTTGGATTCTAAGATCGCAGAGGTTCTAACTCTTAAGGATGAGATTCGAGAACTAGAGACAAGTCTTAAGATCGAAACTCGCAACAAAGAGACTTATGAGAAAAAGCTAAGCGTATTAGATGAAGTACCTTGCGGTCCTGACTGTGGGCTGCGTAAGTACATTAAAGATGCTTATGAAGCAAAAAAGCTTTTGTCGGAAACCAAGATTACAATTTATAATCTTCAAACCGAAATAAGATTACGCAATGAAACACTATCCGAAATGGACGTGGACAGTCTAAGATCTCAGAAAGAAAAGTACGAAAAACTTCTGGAGAAGCAGCGCAATCTGTCAACCGAAGCAACCAGTCTAGATTTGCTGGTAGAAAGAACAAACAATGAAATTAATACGCTTACTAATGATATCAAGACTGCTTCCGAACGGATCCAAACTTACGAAGACAACAAGGAAGCTATTGAGAACCGTGAGGAGCTTATTCAAGAACAGTCCGATCTAGCTGACCAGAAGATCCTGGCTGAGAATGAGTTGGCTATCTGTGAAGCGAAGATCATGGATTATATCAAGCAGCACGGTGGCATCGAACAACAGATTATCAATCTTCAGGCTAAAAAGCAAGAACTAGAAGACCTGCGTACAGAATACGCTGCCTATGATTTGTTCATGCGCTGCACTCACAGTAATGGCATCAGCTACGATGTTGTAAAGCGGATGCTCCCTCTCATCAACGAGGAGATCAGCACGGTGCTTGCCAACGTCACCGACTTTGATATTTTCTTTGAGGCAGAAAAGAATAAGTTAGATATCTTCATCAAGCATCCAAAGTACGAAGCACGACCTTTAGAGATGGCTTCTGGAGCAGAGAAAACGCTCGCAGCGATTGCCATTCGTATCGCCCTAACCAACGTGTCAACCCTACCAAAATCAGACATTATGATTATGGATGAGCCGGGCACAGCACTGGACGCTGAAAACCTTGAAGGCTTTATGCGAGTGATGGAAATGATTAAGGGCTACTACAAGACTGTGCTTTTGATTACTCACTTGGATAGTCTCAAAGATATTGCCGATATGACTATTGACATTGAACGTCAAGATGGGTATGCTTATGTTTCCCAATAATGTTTTTAAAACTAATTTTACCTCCCTTTATTGTGGGGATGCGTTGAACCTCTACGAAGAGTGGGACGCCCCTGATGTAATCATATCTGACGGGGCATATGGGGTGTCTGGTTTTGATGGGGATACACACACTCCCTCAAATATTCCTGACTGGTATGAACCTCATATAAAAGAGTGGACACGGTTTTCTAAACCAAATACAACACTTTGGTTCTGGAATACGGAGATAGGCTGGGCCCTTGCTCATCCAGTCATAGAAAAGAATGGTTGGCGATATGTTGGCTGTAATACTTGGAACAAAGGGTCGGGACATATCGCAGGAAATATTAATACAAGCACCATCAAAAGGTTCCCTCCCGTTACGGAGGTGTGTGCTCACTACGTCAGGGAACCACAAATAGGAACAATGACTATAAAAAAGTGGATAATCAGCGAATGGAAACGCAGCGGTCTACCGCTTTATAGAGCCAATGAGGCGTGCGGGGTAAAGAACGCCGCCAGCCGAAAATATTTAACCAGCGACCACTTGTGGTATCGTCCGCCTCCCGATGCTTTTGAAAAGATGGTAAGATATGCTAATCAGCATGGCGACCAAAATAATACCCCTTATTACTCTCTTGATGGAATCAACCCAATGACTCGTGCGGAGTGGATAAACTACCAGCCAAGATTTGCGTGTCCTTATGGAACAACAAATGTGTGGGAACTTCCTCCATTGCGAGGAAAAGAGCGTGTGAAAACCGAAACTAATAAAGCCGCCCACCCCAATCAGAAGCCGTTGGTTTTATTGTCTCCGCTTATTGAGGCTACTACGGAGAGCGGAGGTGTTGTTTGGGAGCCTTTTGGTGGAATGTTTTCGGCTGCTTTGGCGGCTGAAAGTTTAGGGCGACTTGCTTTTGCCGCAGAAATAAACCCCGACCATTTCAAATATGCAACCCAGCGATTTACTTCAAGGGCAACAAATAAAAAGACTATTGACATTGAACGTCAAGATGGGTATGCTTATGTCAGTCAATAAACTTGCTGCTTGTATTATATTACTAGTTGCGTGTGGCGATACTAAAGAACGAGATTGTGTTGTTGGACAAGATACGCAGAATGGACTTTATGAACTGCGTCTCACACAACACGGTGGCGACTGTGGTAGGGTGTGGGAATCTATAGAGACCGAGTTGATCGACGGCGCACCAATGCCACCTGATGATCAAGCGGGTTGTTCCCTGAACGTTAGTAACTGGGAGCCTAACAGTTGTACCACCAGGACTAACTTTGATTGTAATGACGCTGCTTTCTGGGAGATGCAAATGGACTGGATCATCTCCAGTCATCAAGATCAACCAGATATGGTGTTCGGCTCGCTAAGGCTCCAAGCCATAAACTATGCTCAGCTTTATATGTGCGAATCAGTATATTATGTTGAAGGAATTAAGAAGTGAAGGTGCTGGTTAGTTCCTGTGTTTATGGGAATAATGTCAGGTGGAATGGCAGCAATAGGTATTATGACGAGATTCACACCTGGGCTAAAGAAAATGATTTTGAACTTATTCCAATATGCCCAGAGCACGAACTTTTTGGAACACCTAGAGCCTCAATCCGCCTGCGTCAAAAAGGTGACGAAGTTTTGGGAATAATGGGAAGCCAAGAAGTTTTTGGACAGATAAAAGATAAGTGTAGAGAGATAGCTTCTCGGTACCAAAATGTAGTTGGATTCATAGGTTTTTCTAACTCTCCAACTTGTGGTTTATCTGCCGGCGTAAAGGATAGGGGATCGACTATAAAAGCACCAATGCACCAGAATCTTGAGTGCCCTACAACAGAAGCAAGTTCAATGAACACCGAGGCAAACCGCAGTAGGTTTTTGGCAAGGATAAGAAAGTGGATGGAAAATGAAAAAAATATATAACAAACTAGTCAGAGACAAAATACCAGAGATAATCAAAGAATCTGGTTCACATTGTGCTTATCACCGGGCTACTGGTGCAGAGCTTGAGGAAGCGTTGCTCAATAAGCTTATAGAAGAAGTTAATGAGTTTGTACAGGATCCCTGCCTAGAGGAGATGGCAGACATACAGGAAGTCCTGTGGTCTATTCAGGAGTTTTTCAAATTGTCTGAATATGATCTGATGGCTACAATAAACACAAAGTCAAATGAACGAGGATCCTTTGAGCAAGGTATCGTCCTAGAATACGTTTCTGACAACTAGTATGTTGTGGTTTTTACAGGAATACCCAATAATAAGCGGGCTAATATTATCAATAGCGTTAGGACTCCCTACAGGATTAGGAACAGTTTGGACAATACGGGCTTATCACGAGCCACCCAAGAAAGATGAAAACGCTTGGGACGATGAATGGGATTTAAAATGAAAATAGGTGACTTAGTACAAACAACCATATTTGACAGCAACGGCTCAGGGGGGTATGGTCTCATTATTTCGAAGCACGAGTTGGAGGACCATTGGGTTGTTCGCTGGTGTTCAGAAGAGTGGGAACTCAATTTTGGTTTGATCGGATCCTACGAGGTGCATGAGAAAGACCTCGCAGTGGTTTCAGAATCTTGAGAGCAGGAGACCTAGTTCGGTTTAGGCAGTGCACGTTTCACGGAACACCTAAAGTTTATTCCGAATGGAAAATAGGCTTATTACTTGAGTATCACACCTGGGAAAAAGTAGCAAAGATAAGTTACAACGGTCAGGTTGTTCGTGTTCGGGCTTGTGATACAGAGATCCACAAGCAAGCCAAAAGAGTTACTCAGAACTAATTATTGTTACTGAGGAGGTGCTATAACTATGCAAGAAAAAATTGATAAAGCACTTGGAAAGTGGGCTTCTCGCAAACTTATTGTTTGGGGTACAGCCACGGTTTTTTTAGCAGTAGGTTCATTGACTAGTAGCGATTGGGTTGCTGTGTCTTTAGCTTACATTGGTTTACAGGGCGCTGCTGACATTGCAGCTACTTGGAGACACGGAAAATGAAAACAGTTTGGTATAAGATAAAGAGTAGCGCCTGGTGGCTAGCATCCCTTGTGGTGTTATCTATTGGGATGTTTTGGTTTCTTTATAATCTTGTCCGACCAACTGAGAACAAGACTGAGTTTATGGAAAATGCTCAAACTAAAGTTCATACAGCTATTAAAGAAAATGAGATCCGTGCTAAATTACAAAAAGATAAGATTGGTGCAATCAAAAAGATTTACGATCAAAAACTTAAAGAGACAAAAGAAATCCAAGATCGTGAAGAAAGGTTGAGAGCATTGATTAGATTACATGATGAATTAGATTTATAAGGAAATGTTTTATGGCTAGCCCGAGACTTCGAAGACTTAGACGGGCACGAAGAGTAGAGCTAGCACGTAAACGTTTAGGAAACTATATATCACATACCACTATTACAGAGGAGAGCGAAAAGATGGTAGATATCCCTACACTAGATATTGAAGATTATGATCCAGACCTCAATGAGGAACAGGAGACAGTAGAAGATAAATCAGGTGGTGCTCTGACCTATGCTATTGTTGGCGCAGGTCAAGGTGGCGGTCGTATGGCTAAAGCCTTTTATGATATGGGCTACACTAAGACGGTAGCAGTCAACACTGCTCGATCTGATCTCAATGGACTTGATATCCCAGAAGAGCAAAAGTTCTTGGTTGACGAGCACGGCGATCAGGGTGCTGGCAAGGACCAAGCCAAAGCTGAAGCAGCGATTGAGCGTAAGGAGCAAGAAGTATTTAATAAGTTCCGTGAAGTATTTGGGACTAATGTTGACCGCATCTTGATTTGTCTTGGTGTATCTGGCGGCTCTGGTGGTGGTACAGTGAACACCTTGATCAAGGTAGCCAAGAAGTATTTCACTTATATCGGCGTTGAGAACGTTGACGAACGTGTCGGCGTGGTTGCTTCTCTTCCAACTGCTGGCGAGTCAGCCTCCCCAACGGTCGCTAAGAATGCTCACGCTCGCATTACCCAACTTTGCGGGCTCGCAGAAAAAGGAAAGATTGCTCCCCTTATTATGGTGGACAACGAGAAGATTAAAAGATTGTACCCAAAACTCACAGTCAAAAAGTTCTGGACTACAATCAACAACACAGTCGCTGGCTTGTTCCACGTCTTCAACGTACTGGCAAACCAAGACTCAGAGTACACAACCTTTGATGCTACAGACTACGACAGTATTATGAAGCAGCCAGGCTGTATGATTATGGGTGTAACTAGTGTCAAGAACCTTGAGAACGAAACCGCTGTCTCAAGTGCCCTCAAGAAGAACCTAGAGAAAACCCTTCTCGCTGAAGGTTTTGACTTGACAACTGCTACAGGTGCTGCTTGTATTGTTGTTGGTAGTGAAGAGATCTTTGAAGAGACTGTCGGCTTGATGGATAACATTGAGTTTGGTTTTGATACTTTGGCTGCTTTGACTGGAGGTGCTATGGTTCACCGTGGTATCTACGAAGATGACAACAAGGATAAGCTTGTGACTTACACTTTGGTCAGCGGTCTTAAGCGTCCAGCTAAGCGTATCGAGGGACTAAAGAAGTTCCTAAAGAAGTAAAATGAGAATACTGGTTATAACATTGTTGTTTTCTCTTGGTGCTACTGCTGGCGAGGTCACTGATTTCAAACCTCGTCCAGCAGCAGTTGAGGAAGGTACGGACACCTATGTCGGTATTTTACTGAGTGAAGAAGATTTCCGTAAACTTTTACAGGATAAGATAGATATCGACGCAAATATTGCAGAGTGTAATGTTGATAAAAAAGTATGCAATAAACTAAGTGAAACGTATAAAAGTTATATTTCTCAACTTGAAGGAAAAATAAAACAAGATAACACTTGGTTTATAAGGAACAAGGGTACACTTGGTCTATTGTCTGGTATTGTAATTGGAGTGGGAACTTCTATTGCTATTGTGAAAGCGGTGCATCCATCACAATGAAAACAAACAAAGATCCAAATTATATAGCCGCTGTCGAAAGAGCGATTACAGAGAAGTACGGCAAGAATACCGTGCAGGACTTTCGAAATGATTGGGAAGAGGAAAAAGAAAAAGAATACCTTAAACAATTAAAAGACCGTTCTAAAAACAGGGATGCAAAAAACAAAAATCATATTAATATTGAAGATGGCTCGGTACTAATAAAAAGACCAAACAAAGAGCAGCCAGCAGACAGAACTTGCCCAGTGTGCAAAACATATTCATTTTCGCCTAAGGACGACCTATATATGAATAGGTTTGAATGTTGTTATGACTGCTACATTGATTTCGTCGATGATCGCCTTGAGCGATGGAAATCTGGCTGGCGTCCCGATGAAGAGCATTTACAAACTTACTTAAGGAGAAGAAAAAATGGCAACAGTCCTAGACGTAATTAAGGGTTTGAACCAGGCAGCAGCAAATGCTTATGATGGTGCAGATCTAGAAGAAAACATTGGTCTCAACAGAGAAGAGGGTGATCCTATTCTTGATAGTCGCATGATGGACGGATTCAAAGTTCGTTTTGCCGCAGACAAAATGATTCTAACATATCACGGGGAAGTGATGCTAAAAGAGCTTCACCCAAGAAATCAGTTTGAGAATGAGATGGAACAGCGTTTTGTAGACATTGTCAAGTTCCTTAAGAAAGAATATAAGAATATAACAAAAGAGTCCGTAACTCTATCAGAGGTAGCGCCAGTAGATATGATGGTTCAATCTACCTCTAGAGTTCGCTCCTGGGTTCAGGCTTCTAAACAATATAGCATTGGTCAACTCAAGGATGTTGTTGCTGTCCGTCGTCCATCAGGACAACCTGAGGATCGCCCACACGAGAAGGTATTTCGTGATTTTCTTGAACTAGCTTCTGACAAAAGACCATCTAACGATACATCTACTAAGAATCCTGAAACACCGGAGGCATAATGCCGTCCAATAAAAAGGAGGTAATGGCAGAGATCGTCCGCTGCGGAAAAGATCCAGTCTACTTTTGCAACCATCACGCAAAGATCTCCCACCCATTGAAAGGACTCATTCCTTTCGATATGTACGAATTTCAGGAAGACACCCTAAGAGACTTCAAGGATAACAGGTTTAGTGTCATCCTCAAGGCTCGTCAGTTAGGTATTTCGACGAGTGTGGCAGCTTACGTCTGCTGGATGATGCTTTTTCATCGAGATAAGAATGTTCTTATTGTAGCCACAAAGCTACAAACTGCTACTAACCTAGTCAAGAAAATAAAGGCAATCCATAAAAACTTACCAAGCTGGCTAAAGATTGCAAATATTTCTATTGACAACCGAACCTCTTTTGAGTTATCTAATGGTTCACAGGTAAAGGCTTCATCTACTTCTGGCGATGCTGGTCGTTCGGAAGCCTTGTCACTTCTCGTTGTTGACGAAGCTGCTTTCGTTGATGGTATGGAAGAGCTATGGGCTGGTCTCTATCCTACCCTGTCAACTGGTGGTCGCTGCATTGCCTTATCTACACCTAACGGTGTTGGTAACTGGTTTCACAAAACATATACAGAGGCAGAAGAAGGAAAGAATGACTTCCACACTATCTGTCTTCCTTGGGAAGTACACCCAGAGCGTGACCAAGAATGGTTTGATAAAGAAACCAGAAATATGTCTCGTCGTGAAATCGCACAGGAGCTTGAGTGTAACTTCAATGCTTCGGGCGAAACCGTGGTTCACGGGGATGACTTAAAATTAATCTTAGAAAATGTAAGAGAACCAGAGAGAAGAACTGGCTTTGATAGAAACTATTGGATCTGGAAGGAGCCAAGAGACGGACACGAGTATGTTCTAGTAGCTGATGTGGCTAGAGGCGACGGTTCAGATTTTAGTGTTGCTCATGTTTTTGATACACACAGTATGGAGCAGGTCGCCGAATATCAAGGGAAGGTAACTCCAGATATGTTTGCTCCTTTGCTTTATTCAATAGCTGGAGAGTACAACGATGCTTTACTTGTGATTGAGAACAACTCTTTGGGCATTGGTGTCCTAAGTCGATTACAGGACCTAGACTATAAAAATTTATATTATAGTGTAAAATCTACTCACGAATATGTTGATGAAGTCACCGCAGAAGCTGTTGGTGGTGTGCCTGGATTTACTATGTCTATGAAAACTCGACCACTTGTTATTGCGAAGTTTGAAGAATTCGTTAGAAATAAACTAATTACCATTAATTCCATGCGTTTAGCAAATGAGATAAAAACATTTGTTTGGCACAATGGAAGACCACAGGCAATGAGAAGCTATAATGATGATCTTGTTATAGCTGCTTCTATTGGTTGCTGGGTTCGAGGAACAGCACTGACTGCAAACAAGCGGGAGGAGACCTATAAAAAAGCCTTACTAAGCAGCATATCAAAAACTAATAAAACTTTGAACACAAGAATTGAGGGGCAACATGGATTCAAAGCGCAACCCCAAAAATTTAGAGGAACAGATGGCAGAATGCACGACTTAGGATGGATAATAAAGGGATAAAAAATGGCAGACGATTATAACTCAAACAATAATGACGGAAACAACCCCCGCAACCAACAGTCACCTCTCTTCAAGAGACTGACAAGGCTTTTCAGTGGTCCAATCGTAAACTACGACCGACCATCTTTTAGTCGTTCTAGTCGGAAGGACGTTACAAAATATACTTTCACTAGCGGCACTGGTCGTGAGTTCAAGAAAAAAGAATACCACAACCCTTTTGGAAGTCTTAGCAATCAGGTTCTGCATGCAAGAAGCAAGCAAATTAGGTACACTGATTTTGACCAGATGGAATATATGCCTGAGATTGCATCAACACTTGATATTTATGCAGATGAAATAACAACTTCAACTGCGCTTAGTCCAATCATCTCTATCGAGTGTGCCAACAGAGAGATCAAAGAGATCATCAGCACCTTGATGTTTACTGTTCTAAATATCGAAGCTAATCTATTTGGTTGGTCCCGAGGGATGTGTAAATATGGCGACTACTATCTTTATCTAGATATCGATGATAAGATGGGCATTACCAATGTTATCCCACTCCCAGTCCGTGAGATTGAGCGAATTGAGGGAGCAGATAAAACAAATCCAAATTATATTCAATACTTCTGGACAGGTGCTGAAGGCAATAAGGGCGTAACCTTTGAGAACTGGCAGGTATGCCATTTCAGAGTTATTGGCAATGACAAGTATGTTCCAAACGGAACTTCAGTGCTTGAGCCGTCACGTCGTATTTGGCGTCAGCTAACTCTGCTCGAAGATGCTATGATGGCTTATCGTATTGTTCGTTCCCCTGAACGACGAGTTTTCTATATCGATGTTGGCAACATTTCTCCAGAGGATGTTGAGGGCTACATCGAGCAAGTCAAAACACAAATGAAGCGCAACCAGATTGTTGACGAAGACAGCGGTCGTGTTGATTTGCGCTACAATGCAATGAGTGTCGATGAGGATTACTACATCCCTATTCGTGGCGCTGCCAGCAATACAAGAATCGAAACCTTGGCTGGTGGACAGTTTACAGGCGATATCGACGACGTTAACTACTTGAGAGATAAGCTCTTCTCAGCGCTTAAGATTCCAAAGGCTTACTTGGCACAATCTGACGCTATCGAAGACAAGACAACTCTATCACAAAAAGACATTCGCTTTGCAAGAACTATCCAAAGGCTGCAAAGAACTGTTATTGCTGAGTTGGAAAAGTTGGCAATCATTCACCTTTATACCCTAGGGTACAGGGATTCTGACTTAACATCTTTTAATATTACCCTAAACAACCCATCTAAGATTGCTGAACTGCAAGAACTTGAGCATCTTCGTACTAAGTTTGATATTGCAGGTGCAGCAACAGATGGCTACTTCTCCAAGCACTGGGTGTACAAAAACATCTTCAAGCTTGATAACGAAGAGATTGACAGAATCCAGATCGAAATGTATGGCGATGCCCAGTTCGGCGCTGCTATCGAAGAGGCAGGCACAATTCCAGAAACAGAAGGTGGTGCAGGTGGTGACGATCTTGACTTAGGTCTTGGCGGCGAAACACCCGCAGAAGATACACCAGCCGAAGAGGAAGAACCAGGACCACTACTAGCAGAACCAGAGCCCGGTCAGCGTGATGATGGCAAACCTCGTGGCAGACAGAGCCGAGGAGCCAACAAGAGATCGCAACTTGCTTCTGGTGGCGGACAAAATGTAGCGTCCGTTGGAAATAAAAGAGCACTATATAGAGGAGACAATATCTCTAATCTTGCCCGTTCAATCAATTCTCTAGGCAAAGGAATAGTTAGAACTAGAGAATCAGTTGATAAAGAAGAACAAATATTGTTTAGCAACCAGTATGAGATTGATAGACTAATAGAACAACTAGGGACAAAAAATGAAGGTCAAGCATAACAAGAAAAGAAACACAGCATTTTTGTTTGAAGCTCTGGTAAGAGAAGTAACAAAGTCAGTTGTCAAAAGGGATACTAAGAGAACAAAGATAGTTAAAAGTATTCTTGCTGAACATTTTTCTAAAGGCAAAATCCTAAACAAAGAGATTGAGTGCTATAACTCTATTGTTGCTGAGCAGGGACTTGACAAAGAAACCGCCGAAAAGATCCTGTCAGTGGCTAAAGATTCTTACAACGAGATAGACCCTCAAGAGATTTTCTCTGAGCAATCTAAAGTCATTAAGAAGATCAACACTCATCTTGGTCGTTCTGTATATAATAACTTTGTTCCAAACTATAGATCCTTTGCAACTATCGCTCAAGTCTTTGGCTCAAAGGGAACAATCAAGAGTCGTGTTTTGATGGAACAAACGGTTGTTGATGAAATGGCAACGATCAGAGAAGAAAAAGAAGGAATGAAGCCTGTTGATTCTCTAGTGGTAAAGAAGTTTGCCGAACGATTCAACGACCAATATACTGGATTACTCAAAGAACAGAAAGAGTTGCTAGGAAAATATGTTGTCTCTTTTGGACCAAGTGAAGTTGATTTCCGTGTTCACGTCGGTACAGAACTCCGACGCATCAAAGAAGCGATCGAAAAGTCCGTGGAACTTGAAGAAGTAAAACAAGACAAAGAGATGGTCGCAGCCACTCAGAATGTTTTGAAAGAAATAGAAAATATAAATGTCTCAAGCTTAGAACACGAAGACATTCTTAAGATCTTAAAGTTACAGAAGCTAGTAGACGAGTACCAATCTGATGACAATTAAGATAAAGCTAAACGTACCAAAACAAAAACCAGTACAGGCTCAGATCGAGCTTAAGATAACCAAAACTCTTGATGGCAATCTAATCATTGATGATCACGAATATATGGATATTGTTGTTAATCCAACTGAGGGTAAGATTATGTCTTTACCTAAACCATATGCAGAAAAAGATGTTTATGATTACCAAAGAGAGCTTATGTATCACTTGTTCAAGGGCGGTGTGACCGAAGCAGTCAACCCTAGAGGCGGTATCGCTTTTGGTATGATGGAAACTCCTTATATTGTTGACAGTACTATTGGAGTCAACTCATTGCAGGCAGTGCTTCTTTTGATCAGTGAGTATGTTAAGAAAAGTGCCAGTGACGATGAGTTTGCTAAAGAGTATGACAAACACGTTGAAGATAGGTTTGTTGATCCTTCGGAAGCAGAAACAACAGACCCAGGCTCAATTCCACCACACGAAGATAATCCAGAGGCATACCAGATTGGCGACCCAACATATAGTTTCGCTGGTTATGGATACCTTTACTAGAAAGAGGAAAAGTGCAGCTAATATATTTTATATTGTGCTCTTATGGGCTAACACAGATTTTAGTTTACTCAAAAATCCTTTCCCCTGTGCGTCCAAAGTCATACTTTTTTAACTGCCCTATGTGTATGGGCTTTTGGGTTGGAGTCATTCTAGTGCTCCTAAACCCATTTACAGAACTATTTACCTATGGTGTAAGCGTAACTAATGCGTTGCTCCTAGGCTGCTTATCATCTGGGACATCATATGCATTATGTTCGCTCATCTCAGATGGGGGCTTTCAATATGAGAACCGAAATATTAGGAGTGTGGACACAGAAGTGGATGCTCAGACCAGTAACCAATTGTTGCAGGGGTAGTAGTATCGTGCGGGTAACGCCCGCACTCTAAGGAGATAAAAATGAATAACAAATATGTCTTACAAGAGTTTATGGATCTGGATTACAGTGGTGATCTCCTCACAGAAGAAGAGCGTGAGGGGAATCGTAACGGTACCCACCTTGTTGTAGCTGGCAAAATCCAGTGTGCAAACACTCCAAATGGAAATGGTAGAGTTTACTCAGAAGATCTACTAAGACGAGAGATGAAGAACTATGAGAAGTTGGTCAAAGAGCGCCGAGCAACAGGAGAACTAGATCATCCAGACAATTCAGTCGTCACTCTAGCAAATGTGAGCCACCTTGTCACACAGGTCTGGTGGAAGGGTAATGATGTGATGGGTAAAATCAAAATCTTAGACACCCCGGCAGGTCAAATTGCTAAGCAGCTTGTTGGTGGCGGAGTCCAACTTGGAATTTCTAGTCGTGGTTTGGGCTCAACTCGTCAAGAGAATGGAGTCACAATGGTAGAGGACGACTTCCAACTACTATGCTTCGACTTAGTATCAGAACCAAGTACAGCAGGAGCCTTTATGGTAGCCGAGAGCAAAGAGTTGAAAAAGTACCTAACAAAAGCAGATCGAATCAATCGTGCCTTGAACGACATTTTAGGCACATAAAAAAGAGGTTATAATGAAAAAGTCGGAACTAAAAAATCTTATCAAAGAATGTATTAAAGAAGTTATCTTTGAGGAAGGCGTACTCTCCAACATTGTGACAGAGGTCGCAACAGGAATGAGAGCAACTACCAATGTTGGTGTGGTCAGAGAATCACCAACACCACAGGTGGAATCTCAAATGAGAGACCTAGCCAGAGTGAGTAACGAGGCAGCTAAAATTCTTGATGGTAAGAGGAGCGAAGTTATGAACGCTCTTGGAAGAAGTGCATATGACGGCTTGGCAAGCAAGTTCTCTGACCAGGGATATTTCGAAGGCACTCAGCCCCTCAGAGAGGGAGCCCAGAAAGGAAACCCATTATCAAGCCAAGCACCCGGCGATGCAGGATTAGATATTTCAAATATCCCAGGATTTCAAAACTGGGGCAAAGTTTCAAACAAAATAGAAAGTAAAAAATAATGAGAAGAAATAATAAGTTCAACAAAAGAAAACCTACAGTAATCGAAACTTGTATTACAGTTCACGCAGAAGAGTGCAATGGCGATCCTGAAAAGATGATTCGCCGTTTTACAAAGAAGGTAAAGCGTGACGGCATCATTGATGAAATGCGCAGCAGAACTCATTTTACTCCACCAAGCGAAATCAATCGCCAGAGAAAGTTGGAGAAGAAAAGAATTGTAACTCAAGTGAATAGAAGAAGAAACGAACTACTTACACCTAGGGACAGGTATAAGAGGAGGAGACGATAATGGCTACATCCCCAGATCAAAGCGCACATTTCCAAGGGTTTTATAATAGGAGCCCAGGCATTACAAGTGTGGGGTCTTACCAAGTTGCTGGGAAACCTTTCCTTACAGGGAGTGTTGTTGCCAACCTAGCAGAAGTTCAAATAGATTTCCCAAACGTAACAAAGTCTATTACAGTCATCAATAAAGATGCCTCGGGCAATGATGCTATCAGAGTGCACTTTGTCCCTCAAGCCCAGGCTACCCCAAACTTTAATTTTATCACACTTGATGCTAAAAACTCATCTGTAACATTGAATGTAAAGGCAACCTCTATTTACATTTCAAATGATTCAGGAAACTCCAGCAACTTTGAATTGTTTGCAGAGCTAACTGGAATAGGTCCGGGCGCTATGTTTGCACTAACAGGTCCTGGTATTGACGCATAATCGGAGGATTAGATAATGAGTGGATTCGGCGGCGGAGGTTTTACACCCTCACCAAATAATATTAATGGTGATGCTACTGTAAGTGGCAACTCTACTGTATCTGGAGATATGACAGTAGTTGGAACCCTTGTTGTCAATGAGAACTCAACTAGTACTGGTGATCTCCGAGTAGAGAGCAATAACAACGAGCATATGTTGTTTGTTGATGCAAGCTCCAATCGTGTAGGTATTGGTAGCAACTCTCCACAGAATCTCTTAGATGTTAAAGATCCTTTCCACAGTGCAGATGTTGCGTTTGCGCAGCCTGCTGTATTGTGTTTGACTAGTAGAAAAGAAGTAGGCATTAAACTTGTGGCAGATACTGATAATCTAACTGAGGTAGACAACCCTTACATAGATTTCTATACAGACGGCTCTCCAGATACTTCTGGCAGAAATAACAGGATAGCATCGATAGCTGTCGAGGGTAATGCTGGTACAAGTTATACAGATTCTCTATCAAATGCCTTTTTTCTAGATGCCTTTGTTCCAAACGCAACACCATCGTCTGTGAGGACCTTTCAGATCGCTACAGACTCTACAGGTGATGGGCATAAAGCTCGTATAACAATTGAAGGAACTAACGGCTTCCTCGGCATAAATACAAATGCTCCAACTCAAAAACTTGACATCAATAGTGATAGTTTTAGACTTAGAACAGCCAAGACGCCATCTTCTGCCGGTGCAACTGGTGACCAAGGAACAATAGCTTGGGATGCAAACTATATCTACGTTTGTATTGCAACTGACACTTGGCGGCGTGTAGCTCATTCTACTTTCTAATATACTGTTACAGCCCGCTGCTGGTATGTTGGCGGTATAAAAAATAGTCTTTTAGGATAATAATCAACTATTTATTTTTGATGTATTTTCATCAGACAAGGGGATTATTATATGTCTAGTATGCTAGAGCAAGCAATCATCGATGCCCAGACACTACGTGAGGCTGCGATCAAAAATGCTGAAACAGCAGTGGTCGAGAAATATTCTGACGAAGTTCGAGAGGCAGTTAGCAATCTTTTAGAACAAGAGGATGACCTAGGATTAGACCTAGGGCTAGAGGACACTGATACAGCAGAAACTCCAGCCGAGGCATCCCCTGAAACAGAAGAAGTAGTCGATCAGGCTCCTGCCGCACATCTTGCAGAAGATGAAACTGTCGTTATCGATCTAGATGACATCGGTGCTACTCTAGAGAAAGAGCTTGCATCTGGCGAAGCTAGTGAAGATGATGGCGTCTCTCGTGATGAAATGATGGATAGTCTTGAACTAGACACAGAAGAAGAGCCAGCAAATCGTCCTGATCAAGAACTAGAAGAAGAGCTTGACCTTGACGAAGGCGAGCTAGTTGATCTGTTCAAAGAGATCCTAGCTGTTGATGTCCCTCAGGGCGACATTGATATGGCTTTAGAAGAAGCTCCAGAAGAAGAGTTGACACAAGACGAACTTCAGGAAACCCCTCCAACTGACGGCATGAATAAAGAAGATGTCGAAGAGCTTCAAGCTGAGTTGGAAAAAGAAAACGATGAATTAAAAGAACAAGTAGCTAAGTTGACAGAAACATTAAACGTAGCTAAAGAAACATTTGAAAAATTAAACTTGCATAATGCAAGATTATTGTATGCGAACCGTGTACTATCTGACTCCTCCCTGAATGAGCAGCAAAAATCCAAAATTGCTGAGATGGTTGATAAGGCACGATCAGTAGAAGAAGCGAAGTTGGTTTTTGAAACCCTTCAAAAGACAATGGCGACAACCAAAAAGGTTGCTCCACAATCATTGTCTGAAGCAGTATCAAAATCATCATCAGTTATTCTTGGCGGAAATCGTAGAGATGAAAGCACTACTGAGAGTAATCCAACAACAAATCGTTGGGCAACACTCGCAGGTCTTAACAAATAAACTGATAAAATCATTTAAGGAGATATAAAAATGTCAGTATTAGAAACACTCACAGAAGGCATCAAGGCTCGTTCCTTGGCCAATGAGGGTGAAGCACTTCTAGGGAAGTGGGAAAAAACTGGTCTTCTTGAAGGTCTAGGCGATGTTACACGTAGTAACATGGCTCGTCTTCTAGAAAACCAAGCAGCCCAACTTCTCAAAGAATCCAGCACAATGCAGGCTGGTGACGTAGAAGGCTTCTCCGCAGTTGCATTCCCAATCGTTCGTCGTGTATTCGGCAACCTATTGGCACAGGATCTTGTATCCGTCCAACCAATGAGCCTACCTTCAGGTCTCATTTTCTTCATGGACTTCACCTACAATAAGGCAGTCACTACTGCTGGTGCGCTTGCAAACAAGTCAGTTTACGGTGGTAACGTCGTTGCCAGCCAGTTGACCGGTGGTGTTGACTTGGGTAATGACCCCGTTCTAAGACCAGAAGAAAGCTTCTATGCTCTTAACAATGGTTATAGTGCTGCAACCAGTTCCGCTACAACTAACATCGGTGGCGGCGCTGCTGGTGAGGTCCGCTTTGCCTATGGCGATGGCGATGGTAACCTAGGTAGCT